TAATTTCTTCACCTTCTTTTAAAGCTAAAACACCATCAGTATAATACCGATGCACTTTTCTATCAAGAGGGCTTATATAAGGTATAATAATAGATTCACTAGCCCACTCTACTACATTAGCATTGTCATCGCACCATCTAAAAAATTTTAATTCCCAGCTCGACCTATATACCGGTTTACTTTTACCAATATATTTTGCAGGATTTTTTGGTGTAAATATACCTTGACGGAATTTACTATTTTTTTGAAGCGGTATAGCCATTGTTTAATTAACCTACAAAAAACATCGGTGGATCTGCATCTCCAAATCCAGGAGCTGCGCCGGTAAATAGTTTTTCTTCTAACGACTTTTTCTCTTCTAATCCCTGAGATAGTATATCGTTAAAATTAATTGACCCACCACCAAACATTGTTACGTTTTGATATTTTCCACGATTGTTACCTAATGTTATTTTACTCAAAGCAAGAGCGTATTGATATATCCACGGCTCTTTAATTATATCTCGTAATGGTCGTTCTACATGACAAGGTACTACTCCATAAAATCTACTACCTGAACCAGGTGTGCGTGGTGGGGGATACATGACCATATACTGAGTTCGTGAGTCAAATGTAAGATATCTTTTTGTTGCAAGAAGTTTTTCTCTCGACTCTATCCAGTCCTTTAACACGTACCAACTAATAAGATCAAAGCCATAGTTACCCATTGCATAACTAAAATATGTCTGTTGCGCGAGGGTTTGTTCTATTGTAAAAAGAGTATTAATACCCGTGCTAGTACCTTCTTCAAAATCAATTAAATCAATTACTTTCCTGTAGTCCATAGTATCATAATCAAAACTATTAACTAATTGCTGTTGTGAATTTTCAGAAGGTTTAAATGTATCAACAATAACACTATTAAAGTTTATAACACTCAAGTAATCGCTTGTCGTGAAAATTTGATTTGGAAATATACCGTCAACATAAACGCTTGAAAGCATAGTTGAAGTAGAGAAAAATGATGCAGGTATAGCAGAAGTTGCAATATATACAGTTTTTGAAGGTTTTGTGGTTTTATTAAAATAAGGCGTAATACTAAATAACTCATCCAGTTTTACGCCTTTTCCGTCTATATACAAATCAGAGTCAAATACTATAAATTCTTCCGTATAACCTGCATATTTTGAAAATAACTCACATGCAATTGATATGTTTTCAAATAATTGATCATGATGTATCTCAACGTTTATCATCGGTGCCCCTAGTGTACGCGATATGCGGGTACCTAACCGTTTAAATGAGTCAATTTTTGAACTTAAATTAGTACTTTGAAATGCAGTAATTGGTGTGATTGTTGAGCAATCCATATTAATTATTTATTACGCGGGTGGCGGTGTTGCGGTGCCTCCAGCAGGCGGTGGTGCTTCAGCTCCCGGTGCTGTTTCTTCAGGTGGTGCTTCAGCTCCGGTAGGAGCCGGTCCAAACGCTGGTGGTGAGCCTGTAGGTGCGCCTCCTCCTGCTTCCGGTGTTTCGCCTTGTGCTACAGTATCCATTTCTGACCAATTCGGTCCACCGTTTGATATTTGATCGAGCTCCCACATAAGCTCGCGATCTTTTCTTAAAAATTCTCTATTTGCCATTACATCAGAATCCGTCCAACCAAGGTAACGCTTCTGCGCATATGTTTTAGATACAAAGTCACTTTGCGTTATTGCATTAAAGTTTTCAGCTTTAAGTTGAAGCTTTTGATTTTCTCGTAACTCATAAAAATTTGTCGGCGGGTTAAATTTTAAATCAAGATCCATCTCTGTAAGCTCTAAATCTTCCCATATACCTTTAAGTTTCAAATGTGTTACAAAACCATTTTTTAGACCTTCAGCAAAATGCTGTTGTTGTCTTATAATAAATCTCGCAAATTTTAATTCTTCACGTAGAATGTCGAGACCATCTTTAAATTGTTCTTCTGGATTCAATCTCGATGCAGGTACTTTTAATGATTTGTATAACTTTTTAACAAAGTACATTAGATCTGTTAACTCACCCAGGTTAGCTCCACCAGCGAGTTGTTGTACACTTGTACCTTCTGATCCTGCTCTTTTTGCAAACCAAAAACTATCAAGCATTGATTGTGGGTTAAATTTTTGGACTGTCGCGCCTTGGTTAGCATCATAAGTGCGCTTTGACCAATAATTTGACATTAACTTACGAAGATATGCCTCCGCTTTAGCAGGCGGCATATTGCCAACATCAACGTTGAAGACTAATCTTTCCGGTGCCCTTACTAACCGATAAATCACAATTGAATCTTCAATTAAGCTTAATTGTCTATATGCACGTCTAGCATTTTCAATAAACGGTAATCTTAATGTTTTTGTTTCGTTCCAAATACCAGAATTTATATATGTAACTTGATTAATATCAAGTGGTATAAGTTCTGTCTTTGCTACTTTTCCAGGATTTTTTGAATCAAAAATAGGTTTACGAAGCAAATACCCTTTTGCAACCATATTTTGTACATTTTCAAAAATAGGATCAATAATATCTGATGGTATCATTACAATGCCAAGAATACCCTCTTTAGGGTATTTTTTATGTACAATATGCTCAAAATATATTTCAGCATCCACTAACAATTGACGAACGTATTCCCATCCTTTATTTTCTAAATCAAAATAACCTATAAATTTTTTAAATTCTTTTCTTACTTTATTTTTTTGTTCTTCAGATATTGTTGTGTCAACAAATTTTAATTTAACTATCTCACCATTTTCGTCTTTGTTTACAAACTCATCACATATCTCATCCAGCGCATCAGCTACCTCAGAGAATGCCGCCATTACACGATAATCCATGAGACGTCTGCCTTTATCCGGCTGGATATTAGCATACATAAAATTATGATAATCTTTATTTTGTAATATACTTGCATAAGCATCATCAGTGACAGATATGGATGATGCAATTGATTGTCTTATTAAAGCTTCTTGACGTTGTGTACCTTTATTGTAAAAGATATCATATTTTGGATTTAGCTGCTCTATTTTATCCGCGACTGTTAGTGATTGATATGGTAATTTTGAAGATATATAATTTACCAAATCACGTCCAAATGTGCTTTCTCTATTAGGGTCTGTCTGATCAGCCATAGGAGTATTTATATTGAATTAATTATTTAACAAGTATAACTACATTAATATATGTTATAATTCTATATATTGTATAATTGTATTTTTGTCCGTTAGTTTGGTGTAGCCTGCGACATTTTCAAAAATGACATCAATATTACCTTCACCTATAAAACGTATTGTACTTAAATTAATGTATATTGTATTTTTATTAATTACACTGTATGATGATAGAGGTAGTAAATAACCAGTAAATTGCGGGCATATGGCTGAAACGCGCCTTATGCTTGTATGTCTGTCTATTGATGTTAACGAAGGAAATATTACGTTATAAGAACTTAAAAACAAATTTTGTAGCCAGTCATAATTGTAACCGGTTGCAGTAATCGCAATAAAAGGTTTGTTATTATAAACAGGTATTATTTTTTCATAATTCATAATTATAAATTTTGTTCGATGGTACGCGTTACTTGCGGGTAACCGTTTACAGAAATTACATCCTTATCATTAACAAGGTTTGATGTAAGAGGGTATGCAAAAGTATTACCGCTCAAATCTTCATAAAGTGTTACATTACGTGAATTGTGGAAGTTATTATCAATATAAAAAATATTACCGATAGGGTCTAACGGTGCAGCAAATAACCATGCTTTAATTGTAAATGTTGTATCGCCAATTACTTTATATTTTTCTGAAGCATTAATATCTGTTGGATATGTAAGATTCATTGTACCGTCCCATAATACCTCACTTCGTATTTCTTGTGGTACTTTAAATCCTGTACTAACAACTGTGTCAGGTGTTTTCCAAGATATGATTATATAAGGGTTGTTGTAAGGGATAAAATTTGATAAAATTTGATCCATGTCAGATTGAAATCTAGCTACAATTGACATAGATATATTAATGTTTACAGGGACTGGCGTTTTGTAATGAATGGAATTACGTTGATAATCTTTATCTAACTCCCCGTGTGTGTAATAAAACCCCTCAATTTTATTAAAGACGCGACTTTCATCACGCTGTACACTATTAATAGAAACAGCAACTACCGGTATTGTTATGTTTTGCGCGCGATTTACAATATCAAACAATACGCGTTGCTTAGGAGAATAAACATACCGTACATGTATATTGGCCTCTGGCTCACGCTTTTTATTAAAACGTTTTATTACTATATCATCAAAAGCTGCAATAAACTGCGTTAATACATCTTTTATTTCAAAGTGGTATGTCTGACTTATCACAGTAATTATTTATTACTGTATCCTATCTATAAAGTGTTTAGGCAATTTGCCTTTCGCTCTTTTCACTACATTAATAAAATTACTATCGAGGATATATGTAACTGAATAATCGTCTTTATTGCGTGTAGCTCTACCTGCTGCTTGCACCGTTGCGCTAAGCATTTTATTTTCATACCATTCCTTATTAGTATCAAAGAGCCGCTTAATGCGTTTTGAAGAAAGCGGTAAAAATGGTAATTTTACAATAATTTGAAACCGAGCTAAGTCATCCTTTAAATCAACCCCGTATACAAGAGATGGTGAAACCAATACTGTAGGTTCATTAGTTTCACAGTGTTCTTTAAGAATATTTTCATTTGTTGCTGTTGTATCTCTAAAAAGAAACCGTTTATTTTTACCTATTTTTTCTTGTATAATATTTGCTATTTCCTGTGTATGGGTATGTATTACTCCCTTATCACCCTTATGGTGATTAACGATTTGCTCAATTTGTGTACAAATTTTTGGAAGTACAATTTTTAATGTTTTATAATTAATTTTATTTGTTGAAGAGATGTATATTGGTGATTTGGATGGTTCGAAGTCACTCTCACATTCTACATAACTATAATCTGTAATTCCGAGAGATTTTGCAAAATGCTCATGATCAATAATTGTTGCGGACATAAGAATTATTTTATCAGCATAGTCAAATATATATTTTGCTAGTGAATGTGCATGTAGAGGTGTAAAGGTAACACGTGTTGCGCTTACATCAATAATATATTCACATTCTGTCCACATACTATCAATAGTTGTTAAAGATCCATGTAAATTTTTCAAATACTGAAAACGTACAATATCACCTTTTGATAACATTTCTAATTTTTTTGCTCCTATTTGTGTTATATCTTCAATAACTAATGTTACCTTTTCGATCAATTCATATAACCATGTACGAGCGCGAGTATGGTTATCACTAACTAACATTTTTATATTAATGCCGCATTGCTTTAGTTGTTCATAATCAATTTCTGCAGAAAATTGACGTACTAATTCTTCTTCGAGTTCTGATGCTTCATCACAAATTATAATATTTTTGCGCTTAACGTGCTCTGGTAATGCCAAGAACATTTTGTAATTTAATACTGCGAATTTTGACAACAATGCTTCATTTCTTGCATTATAATATGAACATGTACCATTTTCCCAACATGTCTCTTTCAATTTTGACACAAATGTACATGGTGCAAAATTTACATTATAATTATCATCGAGGTTACAGGTATAATTTATTTTACCTTTTAATATATCTGTATTTTTAAATAATGAACTGTATTGATCCTGTAATGTCTTGGTAATCGTTAATGCAAATGCACCTGAAGGCGGTTCATCTTTACACTCTTCGCTATTTGTATAATTACCTGTAAAATCCTGCTTAAATGCTTCATAAGAAGTTATTAATCTACGCTTTTCTGATGAAGGTTCTAAAGAAATATTAGCTAATGTACGCGCAATAAGACTTTTACCGGATCCTGTTGGCGCACTGCATATAACAAACTTGCTTTTGTTGAGACCGCTTTCAATTTTGTCTAAAAGCGTAATTTGTTTTTTTGTTGGAGAATAATCACTGGGAAATATCGTTGTAAGCTTAGGTATATGCACACAACGATTATATATGATTATTGCGATATTACAAATAACTTTTTGTTAAAAAGTTTAGATGTCTTCTTATCAACAATTTTTGTGACATGTGAATTAATATCTAAATTCTTTTCACAAAAAGTATCTACTGTATAGTCAAAAACTACACCATCTTTTGTCTTATATACATTGAACGGGTAGGGTATCTCATATATTATATTTTTATTTTTTTGTATATCGTGAAAGGTAAAAACGCAAAAAAAGTCACGAACAGAAAAAAGTATAAATTTTCCGCTTTTTATTTTTTTATTTTCAAGTAAAAAATCAATATGCGTAAGAAGTAAAGGTTTAATTATTTCTTCGATTTCTTCTGGTGATGTCATGAGTTCATAAAATTTATCTTTTGCTGTGGAGAAAGCAAAGCAAGTTTTTCATTAAAAAATTTCCAAAACTGCTGATTAGCTGGTATTACTTGAATAAGATCACAAGCTGCCATATTTATACACCTATAATCTTGCATAAAAATATCCCATGTAATAAGCAGATTTTTTGCTGCAGGATCAAAGTGAGGTGTTGTAATTGCACGTCTATAGTTTAATGCAAGTCTACCCTCTGTACTATTAAGAAGCGTAAGAGAGTTAGTACATAACATTCTACGTGTTGTAGAAGCGCCAACCTTTTGTCTTCTTCTAGCGAATTTTATTTCTGCAACATTATTAAGTAGCAGATTTTTTAAGGTGGGAAGCGACGCTTTCATTATCATCAACACGTACAGAGCAAATGCCAAAAATTCGCTGCTCGTTTAAAAATATACCCTTGTTAAGTGTTCCATAATTATCAATATCAATATTTGCTACAGGTACACCGAGATTATTAGGAAAGCATACATGGTCGCCTACTTTTGCAAAACGTACATTAGGACCTGCAAGTATAACCTCGCCAATACGCCATGCTTTGGTATCTGTATTAATAGGTACATGTATACCGTTACGCATAATACTTGTACCGTCTTCTGTTTCGTCAGAATATTTTACAAGTATTACATCGTCAAGTAGTGCTTTTAAATTGTAACCGTAAAAAACAGAATTAAAAGAGTTTTTTGGTAATTCTGAAAAGTCAATAAGACTTTTTTGTGTTGGTAATGAGTCTATAGATACAGCCATAAAATAACTTATCCGTTATTTTAATAAATCAATATAGTTTTTTATTTCTCTTGTAGAAAGTTCTTTATTTTTTGCAAGTAAAGCTAACTCTTTATCTTCTTCGTCACTTTTTTTCTTCTTTATATAATCGATTTTTTTTTGCGGTACTTTCGGAAAGACAGCACTTAAAAATTTATAACAATCAGCTTTATTACTGAAAACCTGTGAATACTTATTTGTAAGGTCACAAGCTGTTATAGTACTTTTTCCGTACATACTTAACCACCTATTGATTAGGTAAGGAGAAAACTGCTTCTCATCATCTAGTGTTGAGAAGCAGTTTTCTT